TTACTCGCTCCCTTGCACGGCTCCTGCATCAAATCCGCTGATGGAGTTGGCCGCGTCGAGGGCTCGCTGACGCAGCTGCACAGCGTGATCGTCAAAATCGCACTTAACATGATTCGGGTCGTTAACATATTTCACCACGTCTCGGTAAATGGTCCGGTAAATCACTTTACCCTCTGCACTGGCCGCCGCCGCTTTCTGCTCGCCGATGGCGACGGCTTTCTCAGCTTTCTTCTGCTTCGCTTTTGCCTGGCTGTTAACGTGCTCGCTGTGCGCATACCACCCTTTGAGGTAACCTACATAAAAGGTACCGACAAAAAACGCCAGCAGAACGGCCAGCGCTAACAGCTTTGCTTTTATCGTCACTGGTCTATCCCCCAGCACGCTAACGCGCTTTCCTGATCCCGGCGCTCAACCTGACCATAGCAGCCATTCTTCTGGCCTTTGGTCAGTCTACAGTCACGGCCCCCGTCTTTGATCCACCAGCGGATCGCCTCACATGCACCTTTTCGGTCACCGGCATTCATTCGCTTATAGAACGTTGACGGGAAGCATTTGCCGGGTCCGATGTTGTACGGACAGAAGGATGCGATACCGGCTTTCTGCGGTTCGGTCAGAGGAACTTTGATATTGCGGTCAACCCACGCAAGAGCCTTATTGCGTTCGATGGCGTTTACCTGATCGCATTTAGCCTGCGTCAGCTTCATGCCCTGCACCACTGGCTTACCATCAACCATCGTGGCACCACGGCAAATCGTCCAGATTCCGCCACCATCTCTGTACGCGGTTAGGCTGTTTCCCTCTTTCTCGTTCAGGAACTGGTCAAGAATGACAGTTGCTGGTGCACCAGCGAGTACCAGCCCCAGAACAGTAGCACTGAGCTTAGTCTTGCTGGAAGCCATTATCCCGTGCCTCCTTACGCCGATCATCCTTGATTTTGAAATACAGATTGGTCAGATAGGTCAACAGACCAAAGAGAATACTGGCAAGAACGCCGATGGCGGCCCACTGGCTGGGGCTAACTTTATCGAGTAGTTGCAGTAACCAGTAACCAAAGCTGCCGATAGATGTACCGTAGGACAGTCCCGCCGCTACGTCTGAAAGGTTATTCATCCTCATGCCTCACCCCCTGTGGGGAAAATCATAGTAGTGGGCTGAGGGTAAGCGGGCGAGCCGGTCGGAATCCCGACCATATGGTATTTGAGCAGTTACATGGAGTAAGTACCGTACTGCAAGTGCTGATCAGATGGGCCTTAGGTGGTAAACTCAGCTAAATTCTAAAACAACCAAGCCACTCATATGCTTAAGCTATTCTCAAAATATTTGACTGTCGGAGTTTTAAACACAGCCATTCACTGGCTCGTATTTGCGACAGGTGTCTATTTGTTCTCAGTAAATCAGGCTACGGCCAATCTGCTGGCATTCGCTACTGCAGTAACGTTCTCGTTCTTTGCCAATGCCGCCTTTACATTCAAGTCAAGGCCTAATGTCAAGGGGTATTTTCTTTTTGTTACATTCATGGGTCTTATGAGCGTTTTGGTAGGAAAATTGTCTGATTATTATCAGATCGCACCTATCATTACCCTTGTTGAATTCTCGCTGATAAGCCTGGTTTGCGGGTTCTTTTATTCAAAACACATTGTCTTTAGGGAAGAAAAATGAAGATTTCTCTTGTCGTTCCAGTCTTCAATGAAGAGGACGCGATACCAATTTTTTACAAAACCGTCAGAGAGTTTGAAGACCTTCAGCAATACGAAGTAGAGATAGTATTCATCAATGACGGAAGCAAGGACGCAACGGAAGCGATCATAAACTCAATTGCGATATCAGACCCTCTCGTCAAGCCGCTATCATTCACGCGCAATTTCGGCAAAGAGCCTGCGCTATTCGCCGGGCTAGACCATGCAACCGGCGATGCGATTATACCGATTGACGTGGACCTGCAGGACCCTATCGAGGTAATTCCTCATCTTATCAATAAGTGGGTTGCCGGTGCGGATATGGTTCTGGCTAAAAGAACAGATCGCTCCACAGATGGCAGGCTTAAGCGCAAGACGGCTGAATGGTTCTATAAGCTGCATAACAAAATCAGTAATCCGCAGATTGAAGAGAACGTTGGCGATTTCCGACTGATGTCTCGTGAAGTAGTCGAAAACATCAAGCTCATGCCAGAGCGCAACCTGTTCATGAAAGGTATATTGAGTTGGGTAGGAGGAATAACCGATGTCGTTGAGTATGCTCGCGCAGAACGCGTTGCTGGTAGCACAAAATTCAACGGATGGAAGTTGTGGAATCTGGCTCTCGAGGGAATAACCAGTTTCTCAACATTCCCGCTTCGTATATGGACATATATCGGCCTGTTAGTTGCAGGATTAGCGTTTCTTTATGGAACATGGATGATCCTTGGAACTTTTTTATTTGGTAATCCCGTGCGCGGTTATCCTTCTCTGTTGGTATCAGTACTCTTCCTAGGCGGCGTTCAACTTATTGGGATCGGTGTTCTTGGAGAGTATATCGGAAGGATTTATATTGAGGTAAAAAACCGCCCTAAGTACATTTTAAAAAGAGATAAACATGCTTAAGAAATATTTAATATATATACCGTTCTCGGTTTTATTAACGTGTGTATTATACCAACTATATTACACACTTAGTTTTAATAATTTCCCAACTATAACTGATGGGGCCACAGTCCTGCTGCTAGGAAAAGAGGTGGCTGGTGGAAATGTATTGTTAAGGGGGTGGGAGCTTTCCACGGTGCCCTTTTACTTTACTGAGGTTGTGATTTATGCGTTATCCTCACTAATAGTTGGGTACTCAAAATCATTGGCTTTTGTAATACCATCAATACTATATGTGGTTATTATATGGCTAATGTTTAGCTTAAGTAAAAACAAGCTTCTTTCAATATCTCTCTTAACATTTTTTGTGGTTTTTCCTGCTGATATGGCAGTTACTTCCATGCTTTCTGCTTGCATCCATATGGGGACATATGCTTTCATTTTTGCGTCAATAATTTTACTTGAAAAATACGATGCAACAGAAAATATAGTCAACTTAATCATTGCTACAATAATCAGCGCCCTATCATTGTTCAGTGATAATATATCAATGTTTATTTATATAATACCTATGATTTTAGCATCTACAGTTATGTTTGCTAAACATAGAGAAAAAAAATATTTAACGCTAGCATTTAGTGCTGTGGTATCAATTTTGATATCAAAACTTATTAAATATGGATTTTCAGTGCAAAACGGGTTCCACTTACCTGGAATAAACGACATAAGGGTGGTGACGTATGAGAACATATCAAACAACATAAATACAGCCATACAGGGTACATTACTATTCTTTAATGCCAACATATTTGGGCAGCCATTAAAGTTATCCTATGACACATTTTCTATATTTTCTAGGTTTTTAGGTTTCCTTGCTCTTATCTATTTTGCCGCTAAAAGGGCATTAAGATTTAGATGTTTATCATTCACTGATATACTGATAATTTCTTCAATTGTGCTTATGTTGGCGGCATATGTCGGAAGCAACCTACCTAGAAATATTTGGACTATTAGATACCTTGTGCCTGTATATTTAATGCTAGTAATTTTTGTATCAAGAGAAAAATATGAAAATAAATATATACTTCTTTCCGTATTTTTTGCTGGAATGGCATCTGGAGTTTCAACAATAAACATACAAGAATCAAATGAGAAGCACGATCAGTTTGCTTGCATAAGCGAAAAGATAAAACAAAGTGGCGGGGAGTTTGGGTATGCCACCTTTGACTATACAAACTCAGTCGGCATAGACTCAACTTTAAAAATTGCTAACATTAAGTTTGAAAATGGTAAGGTTGTAAGAGATAGATGGCTTACAAACAATGAATGGTACAACAAAGGAAACAATTTTTTTATATTACCTGACGATACTCAGGTTAACATAGTAAAAACCGAGTTTGGAACTCCCCATTCAATAGAATATGTTTGTAATGTCTTCATTTTAACATATGATAAGAATATAAATATAGAATGATGATATTTAATGGCGGCAAATGCCGCCATTTGCTTATACATCAACTCCGTCCGCCCTTATCCAATGGTTAGTAACTGGATTCCAAAATATAGGCAATCCAATTTGAGTGTCAAAGAATTCAAATCCTGGTGGTGGGCTAGATGGTCTTTCTGCGGTGCTACCATAATTTGACAGCAATGTGTCAGGAACCCCGGTGCAGAACCATGTTTTGTAACTTCCTACCCCAATTATGTTTTTATCGCTGGTATTACCTGTAAAGTTACACCCTATGATCTTAGTATGGCTGCTATTACTCCCGCAGTTCAGTCCATATGCTTGATTTAACGATGCCATCCTAAAACTCCTTTATTCGTAAAGTTCAAATTTGCTGAAGGTGCAAGCTACAAATGTTGTTCTTACTGATTCATCAAGATCAAACCCTCCGCCCTCTGAGTTGGTAAAACTGCTTGAAACAAATGTGCAATCTGTAAGATTTCTGGCATAAACACCCGCGCCTGTGCTGTAGTGAAAAGTACAGTTTGTTGCAAGTAAGCCGTATGAGTTAAGTAACGTCAGTCCGTTACCATAAAAGGCGCCAGCCCAGAATCCTGTAAACTTAGATAGTGCTGTATATTTGATTACGCACACGCATTCGCAAATTACGTTTGTAATCATCAAGACACCGCCAAAGAATACTGAACCTCCTGGCAAAAACTCAGCGTCATAATCGTGATTTAGTCCTGTTCTACCGTCACTTTTGCTGTTTGCGATATATGTATCAACTATTCTTGTGTCTGTACTATTCCTTATGTCAACTTCGCTGTTGTAGGCTAAAAACGAGTCTTTAAGTAATAACCCTACTGCATTGTCAATGCTATCTCCGCTGTGCCTTGAAACAGATAACCTCGCTCCTATACCATTAATTTTATCAAGCCGTAGGTAATTATGCCCGAGCACTGTCAACTGAACTAGGTATAGAGTGACGTTTGATACGTCGCACTGGTTTGTGTTCTCCAAAAGCACAGCATCATGAAAGAGACCTTCAGAAGTTGCTGGGGAAGAAAACGTAATATTTCGTATAAAACATCCTCTTGCCGGTGATGCTGGGGATGTACCTTTTAAGTTTAATATTCGTGTTGCCGTTGATACTGGTTGTATTTCGACGCGCTGAGACTCTCCAACAAGTTTAATAGTTGTTACATCAATACCGCTTACTTTATAAACACACCCCAAGTTGTTACCTGATGTATCAGGGACATACACCGTTTTTCCAGTAGCAATGGCATCTCGAAAGGCTATAGAGTCATCTGTTACGCCATCGCCTTTTGCGCCAAAGTCCAGCACACTAACGAAATCTCCAAGTTTATCTTCTACCGTTCTTGGCACACTGCCATCCGCAGGATACTGATATCCGATATGTGAAGATCCTGTGGGCTTCGCCAGTTCTATCATCACATCAGAGGCAGACCCTGATTCTGGCAACACCGGAATAGGGTCACCTGAATTATTGAATGCCAGCAGTTTATTGCGACGCAGATCCAGCGAAGGTACTAACCCAACTGATGCCTCTGGAACGCGAAGCACCCGGGCTAACGATACGCTTTCTAAATACTTTTTAGTCACTGCGTCCTGCGCATTTACCGGATCTGCCAGTTTCTCAATACGATAACCCTCTGCATCAAAGGGACCACCGAACAGCGGGCGGCGAAGTGCCAGACCGAGATGTATACCGTAACGCTGTATCGCCATCCAGAGGCGGTCAAAATCCTTATTAACCGTGTCGGCCAGGAGGTCACCGTTATCCTGATAATCGGTCAGCCTGTACATTGGCACTACCCTCTCCAGCATCACAACCGATCCGCTGGCTGGCGGGGTGATAAAAATCACATCCCCGCCGCCGATATTCCCTACCCCGGACACCGTGTACCCGCTAGTAATAACGGTGCCGTTAATTGTGACCTGAATATCACCGGAGTTGATGATATAGAACTCGAAGGGAAAAACGGTGGTCAGGCCGTTGGCGTTATAAATTATATATGGAGTCTGGTTCGGTACCGACATGATGCGAAACCTCTGGCAAGTTAGTAATCGACGTCGACCAGATGATCTCCGTCACTTAACTGCCAATCTTCGCGCGTATGTCCGGTCGGAATCCCGACCACTTTCCCGATGCGTACTGGGGTCTGACTTATTGCTCCCGCGCCGGAGTCGATAAAGTCGTCTGTCTGGTTGGTCAGTGCGGGGTTAAAGTCGCGCATCTGGTCATAGACAGGACCGTCGAGCACGTCGGTGTGAGCCCACAGGAACCGCGAGGACAGCGGCGCTTCAAACGCATCGAGGATGCGTTTCTGCTTGTTGGTGATACTGAACTCTTCCCGGACGCCGCAGCCCGTCCCCTTGAGCGCCTGACGCAGTAATTTACCCGCGAAGCTGCCCGGGCCGTTTACTTCGACACAAACCACGGGGATCTGATATTTGAGCACCAGCTCTCTGATCTGCGCTACCTGCCCGCCGGCGATTTTGTCGTTATCGTCGAACTCTGCCAGCTCCCCGGTAAGCTCCTGGCAGATATGCCAGTACAAATGCCCCCTGGCATCCGTAAGCATCAGAGAGAATGCAGAGGCGTCAGCTTTAACCTTGCCAGTGGCCACGTCCCACCAGGCAACAGCACCAACGATTTGCACGTTACCCAGCCACAGCGAAGCCGTACGGTTCGCATAGCGAATTTGTGGATGAATGTTGTATTCCCGGATGCGGTCAGGGTCGAGGCGAACGTCTCCGACGGGTTTACTGTGCAGCTGATACTGGCTATCCCACTCGTTAATCGTGCGGGTTTCTTTACGGCGGTTCTCCATTTCTTCACGGGTGAACCGTTCAGGCCAGGCGCAGTCTGCATAAAAATCGATAACCGTGTCCGGTGCGTCCGCAAACTCAACGCCGTCGGCGGTCAGCTTATAATCCACGTTTTCGACCAACAGCCGCGCCGCCTTGTGGATGCCAGCAAAAACATAATCCGGGCGAAAAGGCACTGCGTAGCGCAGCTGCGAGGCCTCTTTCGCTTCAATGCGCTTTTCTTTATCAAATAACCGGATGGTAAGACAGTCGGCGCCCATAGACTCCACCTCATCATAAAGGCTGTCATGCGTGTGCGGTGTACCGATATAAAGTTTGCGTCCGCCGGGGATCAGGATGTGGGTTTGCTCTCCCAGGCGATAGCGCAGCTTTTCGCGTGCCTCCGGAGTCTGGATATTACGTGGTACCTCTACGTCGTCGTTCTGGCATTCGTTGGCGCGCGCTGAGGTTACGTTAGACAGGATGCCTTTTGCGTACATGCTGCCGTTACGTAAATCCAGCGCACCATTAACCCACCATTGCTCAACGGTTCCCTGCCCGTCAGGAAGCATGCCTTTGGTCAGCGGATGGTTACGCAGGACGTTCTGAGTGTCACGGCTGGTTTTATACGCGGTTCCGTCTGATTCAGACTGATGCAGAATGCGGTACTGGCGATCACAGTAATACCGCCAGGCGTTATAGACAGCGAGGATCGTTGATTTACCGAAACCACGGAAACAGCGAAGCACCGCGAGATTTCCGCGATGCTCCAGCCAGTGGCAGGCCTGATAGTGGCAGTCCGGAACGTCCCAGTTCATTCGCTCCGCCCACATTAAGAAGAAGGCGAGGAACGAAATCATTTTTTCCCTTTCTGCAGGCGCTCAATAATGGCGGCCGCCTCTCGCTCAGCTTTTGAAACCTGCTTGCCCAGCGCAAAGGCTTCATCATCCTGACCGGGATTATCGGATGGCGTACCGCCGCGCGTTTGCATGCCAATCAGGGAGTGAACCTTAATCAGCAGCGTCAGGGATGCGGCTGCGTTCTTCTTATCCCAGTAGCGATCGCCACGTTCATCCTTGGTCAGTTCGCTCGGTTTCTTTCCCGCCCCCGGCCAGTTTTCCGGATCGGCTTCTTCGAGCACCACATCGGTGAGTTTATCACTCAGTGCGGTAAGGCGTGTTTTGTAATCCTGATGCATAAAAAAGCCCCGTAGTGAATACAGGGCTATGATGGCGTGGGTTTAAGGTCGGAATCCCGACCGATTAATACCCCCTTGCTGTTTGGTTATATTCCTCTACAACGCGGTTTGCTTTTTGAATCGCATCGTCCTGGGATTCCTGAATACGTTTCATATCGTTACCAGCGTTTTCGGTATAATCCTTCGCATTTTGGATATACCTTTCAACCTCACTTTTATACGCTTGCATTGAATATTCATTGCGATCATAAGGAGGTGTCGGCTCCGAATCCGAAAACTCAGGATAACCACTAAAGCCTAGATTCGAGCCACCAAATACCGTAGCACTCGCGACAGTTGAGTAGGCCAGAATAAACCCAGTTAACATAAAAGAAAGTTTGCGCATTTTTATCACCGTGTTTTGTTTTACCGGATATTGCTACTTATTTCATACCGGGATCAACCTGATTTATCAGCGGTGCTATCCAGAAAAGATTATTACCCGGCAGCAGCGTACGCACGTTATGCAGTACCCGATCGCCAGCATCACCGTTGAGCACGCCAGCGGTCACATCGGTAACGGTATCGAGCAGGCCGAACGTTGGCCCAAGCGCAGAGCCGATAAAACCACGGCTGGCATAACGTGACTGTGTTCCGGTACCTAGCAGTGCACCCAACCCCACCATACCACCGGAGGCTTTTTCTGCCATGTTGTTATATTCCATCAGAGGGCCGAGAATACCGGAACGGTCGATACCTTCAATGGCGAGTTTCTGAGGCGACCAGTCAACCTCTTTACCGTTTGCAGACTGTTTCAGCGCGTACGTCAGTGCGCCGAGGCCAATCTGGAAAGCGGTACCGTAATAAAACTGACCGGTTCCTTCCTGCAGGCCGCCCAGCGTTGCACGGTTGTAGGACGCGGTAGCGAACGATTTAAACTGGAAGATAGTTTTACCCAGCGGCGTGCTGGCCCACAGTGGTGTATCGCCGATCCCCGGTGTGATAACGGTATTGTTAACGTCTTTGAGCACCGCCGACTGGAAGACACCAGCCACATGCTGATCGTCCCATTTTTCAAAATTGCCGATATGCCAGCCATTGATTACCTCGCCGTGCTTTTCGAATTCGCTGCGGATACGCGCGGCCATATTGTCGTTAATGCCGAGCTTGGCAAGGCGGCGGCCAGTGAACGCGCCGGACAAAATGCCGTCGGAGGTGATCATGCCGTTTACAGATTTGTTCATATCGTCGAAGTGGCCCATCAGCGTGAGCTTGCCGAACGCATCGGTGACGCGCTCCATACCCGCTTCTACCGCCGTGGTTCGTGCGGAACTGTCCACCAGGTCCCCCATCGTACGCGCACGGGTATGGAGTATGGTCTCCAGCCCGACGGCCATTTTTAACTGTTCGGCGCGACTAGCCTTGAATGCCGGCGACCGGGTTATCAGCGCAGAGTAACCGCGCATGGTATTGCCAAACCCGTTAACCATCACACCACGCGCGAGATCAGGAATAGCGGAAACGGTCATACCGCCCAGCTTGGTGACAAAGTTAGCGCTGCGAAGGAACGCACCGGCGCGTACGAAAAATGATGATGGATCGTCCGGCATGCCGTAGGTACCCGCCAGGCGGTCGCGCAGCGCTGTGATGTCGCGAATATCGTTATCGCGGGCTTTCGCCAGCTTCGCCTGGTCTTTGGGGTTCTGGCGCATCAGCGCATCGTATTCATCCTGAATATCCTTGAGCTGCTTTTCCAGCGATTTATTACCGAATGCGCGCGTCAGCTCAACCTCTGCTGACGCCTCGCGGATATGACGCTGCAGCACATAATTGGCGTCGCTCTCCAGATAATCTTTCATCAGGCGATCGGGAACGCTGAGCGTACGCGACCGGGTGCTGCCAGCCGCTTTCACCATAAAGACGTTCGCAAAATCCTGCGGTATTTTTGCGCCGACAATTTTATTGATCGTGGCATCAGCCGTAATTTCAGCCTCTTCGCGAGACATGGTTTTCTCACCGCGAGACCACCAGTCGACCAGCATGTCGCGGAATTTATCGCGCTCGTTAACGATCTTGCCGACTTTGTACACGCGCGGGAAATAACTCTCCTGACCGATGGCTTTCAGTTCCTCGTCAGGCGGCAACAGGCCAAGCTTTTGCTGCGCAACCTTCACCCGGTTAACAACGGTGCGCATTGCCTGCGCCGCTTCCTGCACCACCGGGTTAGCATGCACATCGCCGCTGCGCATAGCGTTACCAACTTCCTCACGGAACTGGGAAAAGCTCAGGTCGCCCCCGGCGGCTTTATACTGGCTGTAGGCCTGCTTGTTGGTCACCACGACAGCGGCTTCTTCACGACGCCACCCGCGAACACGGGTTTCCGCCGCAATAGGTGTCTCAATTCCGCGGGCATTGCCCTGCAGTGTGTAGTTATTCTCTGCCAGCTCCAGCGCCGTACGGCGGGAGGTTTTCGACGGAGACTCCATCAGCCGGGTAAACGGTGTCAGATAGCTCCCTGCCTTACGTGCCAGTTTACCGACCGGTCCGCCAGCTGCCGGGGTGAGATCCTCGAGCGTGGCTTCACTGATTCGCGCCGCGCCGACGCTGCCCCCTTCCGGGAGTGAGGCGGCAGCCGTGTCCGTCGCTGACGTGATACTCATATTATCGAGCGCGTCAGCCACTTCACGCGTGGCCGCTGTGCGAACAGAGGGCGAAAGCGCAGCACCGGCAGCCGCAAATACACCGCTCATCAACGCACCGGCGGCGACGTGGGAAGCGCTTTCCCCCCACGTACGGGTAATCTGCTGGTTATTCAGCGCAACCTCGCTCGCTGCTGTTGCAGCTGCACCGATTGCAGCCTGTGACGCAATACGGGCCACAGCGCCCCCCTGAGCGCCGGGGATAAACATCGAAGCCACTGTAACCGGGTCGACAACCCCGGCGGCAATGCTGGCGAGATCCCCCCCCGCCAGCCTCGGAAAGTACCCGACGGTCCTCGTTTTCGTCGTCGATCTGCTGTTTCAGCCAGGCAGTTTCTTCCGGCGAGCGGGAGTCGGCAAAAGCGGATCCCCATTGTTCATAACCGTGCAGCTCGTTTTTATCAACATACGGATTGTACCCGTCTACCGGCTCAAACTGCTTCGCAGGGCGGAACATCTGACCCAGCAGGTTATTCTGGCGAAATGCTGCGCCCCACACAGACGGCTCATCCTGCTGAGGTGCTGGGTTGGTACCTTCAGGCAGAGGGACATCAAACCCGGAGGGTGCCGCCAGGACGTTACCCGCCGGAGTGAATCCGTTATTCAGTTCTTCAGGAGTGGCGTATAAGCGTGTGCCACTGCTGACCGCCGAACAGCTGGCAGAGGTATACAGCCAGGCCGATTTTATTGAATCGTGGCTAAAGGCTGTGCGCGACCGGGTGAACAGTGAGCTGAACGCCGGGCATCCGGTACCGGGCTTTAAGCTGGTTACTGGCAAACAGAGTAATCGTGCCTGGTGTGATGAAGAAGCCGCCCGCGCGCTGCTGAAAGACCAGTTCCGTTATAAAACTGAGGAGGTTTTCGACCTTAAGCTGATTAGCCCGACCAAAGCCGAGAAGCTCATCAAAAAGGCCAGCCCTCGCCGCTGGACGAAAGTCGAAGCGCTGATCACCCGCGCTGACGGTAAGCCCACCGTCGCCCCCGAATCCGACCCGCGCCCGGCGCTCAATCTCAACCCTGTTAACGATTTCGACGACGTGTCCGACGATGCGCTCGCCGCTGACCTCATCTGATTAAGGAAATACCCATGAAAATTAAACTGAACAACGTCCGCCTGGCCTTCCCTGCTCTGTTCGAAGCAAAAACCGTGAACGGCGAAGGCGACCCGCGCTTCTCTGCTGTTTTCCTGATGGTTCCGAAACATCCACAACTGGAAGAAATCCGCAAAGCGCTGAAACAGGTAGCGAAGGAAAAATGGGGCGAGAAGTGGGAAACCATTTACGGCCAGCTGGAGAAAAAGCTCAACCTCTGTCTGCACGACGGTGACGAAAAAGCCGAATACGAAGGCTTCCCGGGCAACTTCTTCCTGAACGCTGCCAACAAAGCACGTCCGGCGGTCATTGATCGCGACCGTTCTCCACTCATCCAGGCTGATGGCCGTCCTTACGCCGGTTGCTATGTCAACGCGGTGATCGACATCTGGGCGCAGGACAACAACTTCGGCAAACGCGTTAACGCATCGCTGGGTGGCGTCCAGTTCCTGCGAGACGGTGACGCGTTCGCTGGCGGCGGTGTGGCCGCGCCGGATGACTTCGACGATATCAGCGAAGGCGCAGACGCGGGCGAGCTGATTTGAATACTAACACAGCCCTAAAATCTAGTTTCGGGGCTGTGTTTAGTTTGGATTTACGTCTGAATAAATAACATCTTTTTTTTGTTTTTAATATCGGAAACGGTCAAATCATAAACATGTTTGACATAGTCATCTACAACATCTACAAATTTAGCTTCCATTTTGAAATGCTTACTTATCCATTTCATTAAATTAGTTTTAGCTAATGCCTTAGGTTCTTTTTTGGCAATTTTATCAACATAATTCTTTTGGTTACTTAAAAAATCGTTGAAAGTTTTCAAACTAACTTCTACATCGTCAATAAAATAAGTTCTTTTCTCCTCAATATGCTCAAAACCTTCAGGCGCCCTAACTTCATATTTTTTTAGTATATATCACATTATAATACGCCTTTTCTATAGTTAGCTCATGTATGAAAGCCCAAAATTTAGGCGTAAGAATACATTTTTCTATATAAATTATTATTAATTGATCTCTAACAATCAAAGCTATAGGCATAATTATGTACACACCTAAAAAACCTAATGCTGCGGTTAATATCGTTGAAATTGGGATTGTTAATTCCATTGTGTAACTCCGAAGGATACTTATGCATAATATACTATGGGGTGACCTGGAAACCTATTGCGAAAAACCAATCACGAACGGCACGCACGCTTATGCGGAAGGTGTCGAGGTGATGCTGTTTGCCTGGGCCATCGGCGACGAGCCTGTCAGCGTCTGGGATCTTACTGCTGGCGAACCTATCCCTGGCAGGCTTCAGAAGGCTATCGCCGACCGCGATACCCTGCTTTATTTCCACAATTCGCACTTCGACCGCACGGTGCTGCGCCATGCAATACCGCGGCTGGCCCCTGATGTAACACGCTGGCGCGACACAATGGTGCAGGCGCTGGCTCACGGCCTCCCCGGCGCACTTGGCGCACTTGGCGCACTCTGCGAGGTGCTCGGCGTCCCGCAGGACAAGGCGAAGGATAAAGAAGGTAAGGCGCTGATCCAGCTGTTCTGTAAGCCACGCCCGAAGAACAGCAAACTACGCCGGGCCACCAGCAAAACCCACCCGGAAGAATGGCGGCGCTTTGTAGCTTACGCCGGGCTGGATATCGAGGCTATGCGCGAAGTGCATAAGCGCCTGCCGAAGTGGAATTATAAGGGTGCAGAGCTGGCGCTATGGCATCGTGACCAGCAGATCAACGACCGAGGCGTTTGCATGGATGTGGAGCTCGCGCAGGCGGCGATCGAGGCGGTAGACCTCGAACAAAAAAGCCTGGCGAAACGCACGCAGGCGATGACCGACGGCGAAGTGCAGGCGGCCACGCAGCGCGATGCATTGATTAAGCACATTGTTGAATCCTACGGCGTGGAGCTGCCGGACATGCAGCGCAGCACGCTGGAGCGCCGTATGGCGGATCCTGATTTGCCGTCGGCGGTGAAAGAGCTGCTGGCTATTCGCCTGCAGGCCAGCACCACCAGCACCAGCAAGTACAAATCGCTGATGAAGGGCGTGAGCAGTGACGGTCGTCTGCGCGGCACGCTGCAGTTCTGTGGCGCATCGCGTACCGGGCGCTGGGCCGGGCGTTTATTCCAGCCTCAGAACCTGCCCCGCCCTTCACTCGAGCAGGACCAGATAGACGAGGGTATCGAGGCGCTGAAAGCCGGATGCGCCGATCTGCTTTTCGATAACATCATGGAGCTGACCAGCTCGGCGCTGCGCGGCTGCATCATGGCACCGGAAGGCAAAAAGCTGGTGGTTAGCGACCTGTCGAATATCGAGGGGCGAAAACTGGCCTGGCTTGCCTGCGAGCAGTGGAAGCTGGACGCATTCCGGGAGTACGACGAGGGGACCGGACCGGATCTGTATAAACTGGCCTACGCCCGCGCCTTCAATATCTCGCCGGACGATGTTGATAAATACCAGCGCCAAATCGGCAAGGTGATGGAGCTGGGCCTCGGCTTCGGCGGGGGTGTTGCGGCATTTCTTACCTTCGCCTTGGTCTACGGTCTCGACCTCGACGAGCTGGCGAACGCCGCGCTGCCGAATATCCCCCGTGATGTCATCCGCGAGGCGAAAAGCTGGTACGTCGAATCGGTTAAACGTAAATCGACCTTTGGCCTGTCCGAGCGTGTATTCATCGCATGTGACTCGCTCAAACGTCTCTGGCGCCGGGCGCATCCCGCGACCTGCGATTTCTGGTACGAGCTTGAGCGCACCGTCCGCACCGCCATCGCTACACCGAAAAAGACGCTGTACTGCGGCTATCTGAAAGTCCGCCGCGATGGCGCATGGTTGCGCATCCAGCTGCCGTCCGGGCGCGCACTCTGCTACCCCTCCCCGTCCATCGAGAAGGGAAACATCACCTATCAGGGCGTTAACTCCTACTCGCGCAAATGGCAGCGGCTCAAAACCTACGGCAGAAAGCTGGTGGAAAACGTCACTCAGGCGGCCGCCCGCGACGTTTTGGCCGGAAACATGCCGCTGATCGAGGATGCCGGTTACAGCATTGTGCTGACGGTTCACGATGAGGTGATCACCGAAGCGCCGGACACAGACGATTTTAACGATACGGCGCTTTCCGCGCTGCTCTCCACTAACCCTGAATGGGCGCCCGATATCCCGCTGAACGCGGGCGGCTTCGAGGCGTACCATTATCGTAAGGATTAGCTGATCGCTGTCATTGCTGCTTTGCTAAATATTGCTTATTTTATAGGAAAATAATGATGCAGGATCTCAATGAAATGGCTCTCAAATACCCGCACCCTGTCGAAACTTTTCGTCAATTTTTAGTCGAATCCGGATTTGATGTTACCGGAGAAGAAAACAAAGCCGGTCATGATTGTTATCGTTTAAGTAATGGTGCCATCATAACGCTTTACCACACCGGAACGATTTTGATTCAAGGCTCACAAGCGGCAAAACCAGAGGTTGAAGCCATTATTAATGAACACTTGGGTAACGCGCCAGTTCAACGAGTTCAGCCAGCCATAGTTCAAGAGCCAGCCAAAAAGATTTTCATCGTTCACGGTCACGACCATGCAGCAAAAGAGCAGCTTGAGCTCATTCTTCATAAGCTTGGGTTACCTGATCATTTTATTTTGCAGAATACTGGTGGTACTGGACTTACGATAATTGAAGATCTTGAGCGTGAAATTGGTCAAGGGCAGACAGCGACTCGTTTCGGCATTGTTCTTCTCACTCCCGATGATGTGGGATACTCCAAAAGAGATGGTCAAGAAGCAGCCCTACCCAGGGCTCGTCAAAACGTAGTTCTAGAAATGGGGATGTTGTTATCATCACTCGGCCGCAGTAACGTGGTCATCTTGCAGAAGCAACACCTTGAACAGCCTTCTGATGCTGCAGGTATTCTTTATCTCAACTTTAATGATCATGTTCGGGAAACTGTACCTCGCTTAATCCAGCGTCTTAAACAGGCCGGTTTCACATTTAATGAAGCTCAAATAGCGAACGCTTCATCTTAATCAATCATTTTCCTAAAAAGTAAAAAGCCCTGCAAATGCAGGGCTTTTTATTTGAGGTAACCCCTATGTCATTTAAATATCGGGACAGTCCACTTTATTACCGGACTGCGCGGGAGGCTTTGCGCCTTGAGCAGTCCGGTGAGTACGACCGTGCGGCGAAGGTCTGGGCCAAAGCAAACCGTGAATCACGTAACGAACTTAATCAGGACTGGAGCGAGCGCCGGGCTGATTTTTGCCTGATGCAGAACATGCGCGAAAAGCGTAAGGCGGTGGATGATGGCATATGAGCGTGAAAGCCTTATCGAAAAGCACCTCATCGCCGAAGTGAAAAAGGCTGGCGGGGTCGCCTTTAAGTTCTTGTCACCTGGTCGCCGCTCGGTACCGGATCGCATTGTCCTGCTACCCGGCGGCCGTCTCGTTTTCGTTGAATGTAAAGCACCCGGCAAACCACCACGCGCCGACCAGTTGCGCGAGCACGAACGGCTGCGCGCGCTGGGCTTTTCCGTGGTGGTGCTGGATAGCAAAAATCTGGAGGGGATATTGTGTATCTAAGATTGGTTTACAGCGTTTCTTGAGGCTCGAAGGAAACACGTTTTCATTTCCTGTGTTTCTTTCGTTGAAACGGGAGTAACTTCTCCGTTGATCTTTTCCACAAGTAAAAATTCCGATCGTTCTTTTAAGCAACGCCCAAGTACAAAATTATTAGAATAATTAGCGAGTATGTACGCTTTGTTATCTTTGGAGTAAAACATAGTATCGTAGGGCAAATAAGCAAAAGCCCAGCCCATAGCACTGGGGAGAAATACAGATGTACCAATAAGCATTACGCCGTGGGTTTTACCTTCGAACTTAAACCCGTTTCGTATAAACACGGAAAAGGATCTTACCCCCATCAGTGCAAAAATACCTATAAGCACAGAGCGACCAACTATCTGCCTAGTATTGTTGTCGAAAAGATACCCTTTTCCACCCATAAAGTAGAACATAGAGAGTGCCAACCCCCCTGCTAAAACGATAAAAAAACAGCTAACAAAAAAGGAAATATGTTTTTCTTCAGTGTCGAAGTGCAATAACGCTAATAGAGAAAAGATTATACCTGTGACAACCACCGAATATTTTACCAATTCAGGGACGCCTATGGATATAAAACTAGTTGGGAAACCAAAAAAATCGCTAAAGCCGCTATAAAAGCCATAAGCAGTAAAATAGAGCATAGCTAACAAAATAGTCGTTCCGGATAAATCTTTAAGATTCACGAACTCTCTCCATAAAGGTAACGGCCCACTATATGATAAAGCAATTCACCCCCCGTCCCTACCAAGATCTCATTATCAACCACGAAATCGACATCCTTCGCTGCAACATATGGGCGGGCATGGGAATGGGTAAAACCGTGGCGACACTCACCACGCTGGAAGACCTCTTCATGGCGGGCGCAGAGACACAGCCAGCGCTGGTCCTCGCGCCGCTGCGCGTGGCTGCCAGTACCTGGCCGGATGAAGCGGTTAAATGGGGGCATCTGCGCAATATCGAGGTGCAGCCAATTGTCGGTAATGCCAAAGCGCGCGCGGCGGCGCTGGCGAACAGCAACGCCAGCGTGTTTACCATCAACTACGACAATCTGGTCTGGCTGGTGGAAGAACTGGGCAGCCTCTGGCCGTTCGGTACCGTCATTCCCGACGAGAGCACTCGGCTGAAATCCTTCCGGCTGCGCGGTGGTGGTAAGCGCGCTGCGGCGCTGGGCAAAGTGGCGCATAAGCACATCCGGCGCTGGATGAATCTCACCGGTACGCCAGCGCCTAACGGCCTGGTAGATTTGTGGGGGCAAGCGTGGTTTGTGGATCAGGGGCAGCGTCTCGGGCGCACCTACGGCGCGTTTACTTCCCGCTGGTTCAAATCAATACAGTTTCCGGGGCAGAGCTGGACGAAACTGGAGCCGTTCGCCCATTCGCAGAGCGAAATACAGCGGGCGCTGGCCGACGTGACTATCTCCCTCGATGCCGCCGACTGGTTCGACATCAAAGAGCCCATCCATAACGTGATCCGCGTAGATATGCCGCCGAAAGCCCGCCAGCAGTATCGCGAAATGGAAAAGGAAATGTTCCTCGAGCTGAACGGCGAAGGCATCGAAGCACCGAACGCCGCGGCAAAGACGGTGAAGTGTCTGCAAATTGCCAGCGGTGCGGTGTACACCGACGACGCCGGAAGCTGGTCAGAACTGCACGACGCAAAGCTCCAGGCGCTGGACAGCATTCTCACCGAAGCGGCTGGCGCACCGGTGCTGGTGGCCTACCACTGGAAACACGACCTCGAGCGTTTGCTTAAAGCATTTCCTCGCGGTCGCCACCTCGACCAAGATCCACAGACGCTACGCGACTGGAATGCCGGGAAAATCCCTGTCCTGTTCGCACACCCGGCCAGCGCAGGCCACGGCCTGAATATGCAGGACGGCGGGAACATACTGGTGTTTTTCTCGCACTGGTGGGATCTGGAGCAGTACCAGCAAATTATTGAACGCATCGGACCAACCCGGCAGATTCAGGCCGGACACAACCGCCCGGTGTTTATTCACCACATTATCGCTGCCGACACTATGGACGAAATGGTGATGGAGCGGCGCAACTCAAAACGAACAGTGCAGGACATCCTGCTCGATGCCATGAAAAAGAGAGGTATAACATGACACCGGTTATCTATGACACTGACCTGATTAACATCAAAGAGGTTGAGCGCTCTGTTGGCCTGAAAAAATCCAGTATTTATGAGCGCATCAGTAATAACGAGTTTCCGAAGCCTAAGAAGCTCGGGAGCCGAACCTCCCGCTGGGTACGCGGCGAGGTCGAAGAGTGGAAAAAACAGTTTCTTTAAATCAAACGCAGCTGGTCAATATAATCCGCATACCACTGCATCATCTCCCGACGCCCTTCCATATACAGGGCATGGTTATAAACCCCGCGTATATTGTTCTTATCCACGTGAGCGATCTGGAGTTCAACCCAGTCAGAGTTGAATCCTTTATCGTTAAGGATAGTGCTGAATGTATGCCGGAAGCCATGCCCTACTACCCTCCCCTTATATCCCAGCGTGTGGATCATCCGGTTTATTGTGTTCTCGCTCATGATCTTTGACGGGTCATTCCTGCCGGGGAACATATTCACGTATCGACCTGTCAGACCGTGCAACTCCTTCAGCAAGACAACAAGCTGATCGGAAAGCGGAACCAGGTGCGGGCGGTCCATCTTCATAAATTCGGCGGGTATCTCCCACAGCCTATTATCGAAATCTACCCATTCCCATTTTGAATGCCGCAGTTCGTAAGTACGCAGCCCTGCCAGCATCATGATCTGCAAACCCAACCGAGGGAGCGGACTCCCCTTGTAACCTTCAAGCGCCGCCAGAAAATCGGGCAGTTCTTCAGCCGTCAGGAAGGGAAAGGACTCCCCCTTATGGCCGGTCATGGCACTGTTCAGTTCGCTGACGGGGTTATACTTCGCGCGCCCGGTCGCAACTGCATAGCTGAATAATTCACCGCACCACCGGCGCGTTTTGGCTGCTTTCTCGGTTGCGCCGCGATTCTCAATTTTGCGCAGTGCCGCCAGCATCTGAACCGGTTCGATTTCAGCAACCGGTAGCTTACCCACAGCTGGGAAAATATCTTTGTTGAACGCTTCGAGAATGTCAGAGGCATAGCCTGACGACCAGCGCGGTTTCTTGAATTCGTGCCATTCTGCGGCAATCTCTTTAAACGTGATCGTCTTTGCTGCCGCAGCTGCGGCATGGCTTTTGACCTTCACCGGGTCAACACCTGCTGCAACATTCCGCTTGGCCTCGTCTCGCTTTTCGCGAGCGGCCGCCAGCGAAACAGCCGGGTACACACCGAGCGCCAGCATCTTTTCTTTACCGGCGAAGGTATAGCGATAACGCCAGTATTTTGCCCCACTGGTTTTCACCAGCAGGATAAGTCCGTTACCGTCTGGCAGCTTGTAGTCTTTCTCCGCAGGCTTTGCCGTCTCGACCTGTCGCGCGTTTAGTTTCAT